AAATTCTAATTTGACAGCTCCTACAGCTGATTATCCAGCATATATTTTGACTTCAGATGTTTCTGTTGGTCCAACTACATATACTCCAGGAGTTTTAACCGTATATCCTAACTCATTAATGAATATAGTTAGTGCGCCTACTGCCACCAATTTACAGATTAGATACGTTAGACAACCATATGATCCAAACTGGACTTACACAACAATTGCTGGTGGAGAGCCAATATTTGACTCGACAAACGCTCAGTTTCAAGACTTTGAGTTGCCATATGATGAGTTACCTAACTTGGTAACCAAGATACTACAATACTCTGGTCTTTCTATAAGAGAAAGTGAAGTTGTACAGGATGCTAAAGCAGAGGAATTACAAACATTACAACAAACTCAGTAAGAAATGTCATACATAACTAATTATCAATATTACACCAATAATGGTACGGTTCCTCAAGACGCTAACTGGGGTAGTTATCAGTATGTTACTTTAAAGGACATAATTAATAACTTTATGTTAATGTATGTTGGTAATGATAAGTTGGTAAACAACGTTGAAATATATACAGTCAGGTTCCACGCTAAAAGAGCGATACAAGAAATAAACTATGACGCATTAAGAAATATAAAAGTCATGGAGTTAGAACTTGGAGAACAACTCAAAATGGTTCTTCCTCCAGACTATATAAACTATGTTAGAATATCATTGTTAAAAGGTAACGTATTAATTCCTTTAGTGGAAAGTCGTAATGCGATAACAGCAAACGCATACTTGCAAGACAATAATCTTGACATTATTTTTGACTCCAATGGTGAAGTTGTTACAGGGACATCTAAGCTAGATATACTAAGACAAGACAAGCAGTTATACACTGGAGCAGGACCGTATAATGGATACTATGGATGGGCATACGAAGGGGATTGGTACTTTGGATACAACGTTGGAAGTCGTTTTGGTTTAAACACCGAAGACGCAAACCAAAATCCTCGTTTCACAATCAACAAAGCTGCTGGCGTAATTGATTTTACTAGTGGAGTTGAATATGGTAAAATTGTTTTAGAATATATATCAGATGGAATGGAAAATGGTGATGACTCTAAAATAAGCATAAACAAGTTAGCAGAGGAGTACATATATTCATACCTAAAGTGGGCCATACTTAACAACAAGACTGGTGTTCAGGAGTACGCTATAAGAAGGGCTAGAGATGAGAAATCTGCCAACCTAAGAAACGCAAAAATAAGATTAAGTAACATGCATCCGTCTAGACTCTTGATGAGCTTAAGGGGTAGAGACAAATGGATTAAATAGTTATGGCTGAAATTAGTAGAACATTTCAAAAGGGAGTAATGAATCAAGACCTCGATGAGAGGTTATTGCCAAATGGTTATTATCGATATGCTAATAACATAACTGTAAATAGTTATGCGGCAGGAGATGTAGGTGCAATACAGAACGCCTATGGGAATTCTTTAAGCGGTGTAACGCCTCAATTTCCTAATGGAACACCAATATCCGCACTTGTTACGTCAGCTACTATTACAAATCCCATTGTTATTGGTGCAATCGCTTATGAACCAAAAAATCTAATTTATTGGCTTGTTACTTGCGATGAATTTGATGCAATATTTGAGCATAATGTATTAAGTCAACAGACATTAAGGGTATTACAATGCTCTAAACCAAGCCCAGGAAGTCCGCTTAATTTTAGTCCCGATTATATTGTGACAGGGATAAACTATATAGAAGGTCAGGATAACAATAATTATTTATTTTGGACTGACAATTATAATCCACCAAGAAGAATCAATATAAATAGATGTAAAGGATATACAGCTGATGATCCATCAATAGCTGATGACATAAGCGTTATAATGGCTCCTCCGTTGAACGCTCCATACATTAGCATGTCTCAAGATAATAATCCTGATTCAACTAATTTAAAAGAAAAGTTTGTTTATTTTTCTTATCGTTATAAATATACTGACAATGAGTACAGTTCGTTAGCACCATTCTCAGCTGTTGGTTTTATTGCTGGAGCTTCAAATGTAAGCTATGAAACAGGAGACAATCTTGGAATGATTAACAGCATAAATAGAGTTGACATATATTTTGAAACTGGGAATGAATTTGTAAAAGAAATACAGCTAGTTGTAAGAGATACAAGAAGCTTAAACGTAATGATTATTGAGTCTTTTAACAAAGATGAACTAAGCATAGCTGATAACACTACATACTCATTTACATTTAGAAATAACAAGATATATTCAACTCTACCAAGTGATCAAGTAACAAGATTGTTTGATAATGTTCCACTAAAAGCTTTAGCTCAAGATATTATTGGAAACAGATTGATATATGGAAACTACTTGCAATTTAGAAATATATCAGACTGTAATGAGGCAAATATAAGAATTGATTTTACTGTTGATTATGTTTCTCAACTTGTCACTGGAACACAACCACTAAGATCGTTTAGAAGTGATAGAGATTATGAAATAGGAATTGTTTATACTGATGAGTACGGGAGAATGACTACGGTTATTACGCCTCCACTAAGCAATTCAAATAATAATCTAAGTAATGCTATATACATACCTCCTACTCAATCTGACCATGCAAATAGTTTACATGTTGAAATAAAACATACACCACCTTGCTGGGCAACAAACTATAGATTAGTTCTTAAACAGAATAAAAAGGAATATTATAATATATTTCCTAGATTATATGAATCATCTACTTTGTTTAGATATTTTTTAATAAATGAATCAGATAGAGATAAATTTAGTGTTGGAGATTATATTATAGTAAAAAGAGGCGGTAATGGTGTAACACATTCAAATAAACAATTTAAAATACTTGAATTTGAACAAAAGCCAGCTAACTTTTTGGCAGGTTCACTAGAAGGTTTATATTTTAAAATAAAAATAGATCCATCAGATGTATCTATTCTACCACCAGTACCTAATAATGTAGCATATAACCACTTTGCTCAAGGTACTAATAAAACAAATTATACTTTACTTGGATGTCTTATTGGATCACAAAGAAATTCTGTTCCAGTATTATCACCAAACACACTACCTGGTTTTAATGCATACACAAGCAGCCCAACATTTTATGGTTCAAACACATCATCATCTACTGCATTAAAAACAATAACCACTTTACCATTTACAACAGGTTCACCAGGCCAACCTGCAATTACATCATCAATATTTAGTGGAAAATATTTTGGTATAAAAGATTTAAGATATACCATAGAAATACAAGCAAATAATACATTTAGATATACTGCAATTATATCTGGAAATACTGGATGGATTGAACAAAATATTCCTATATCTGTAAATAATGTTTATAGATTAAAATTACCAAACGGAATTTCATCATCAGCATTTTTTACAAATACAAATGCTAATACTAGCGCAACAGTTGGACCAGCATTCTTTATAGTGTTTGATTCATTAAATTTCTCTGTTGGAGATAAATGGAAGATAAGCTGTAGATCGGCAAATGGAAGTAATTACTGGTATCCTAATTTAGTTGGAGGTAGCGGTTTATTTAGTAATAATTCAAATGAAAATGGTGGATTTGCTATTGTTACTGGTGATTTTGGTGGGCCAATTTATGATGGAGCAACTATAACTATAAGTATACTTCAAGATAGATGGAATAATAATGCACAAACTCCACTAATAAACACATACACAGCTACAGCAACATATAAAAATATAGAAGAGTGGTTTATTGAGTCTGGAGCTTATCTTAATTTTCAACAAAAAGCCCTTGGTGGAAATAATGTTGGAGCAGGTGGTATATGGTTTAGAAATGTAAAGGTTTCTCCTGCAAATCAAATAGAGTTCTCTACTATACCAGTTGATGGTAATCAAACTAACTATGCTTATGATGACAATACATCTCAAGCTGTAGCAATGTTTATAAGGGGATATGGAGCTAGTAATGCATGTACTCAAAATATAATAAGAACTGAATTTAAAATAAACTACATAGATCCAACAAGGGCACCTATAATAGAAACTGTTCCATTAGATGCAGATATAGATATATTTCATGAACTATCTAGAACTTATCCAATTAAGAATGGTAAACACATATCTAGATGGTTTTTTGATGGTAGACAACCAGGCCCTTTAAGTTCAACTACGTTAAGACAAAGTACAAAAGAATGGGCTCATTATTTTAGTGTTGGTGATGTAGTATATCTAGACACCAATGGTATTACTCCCACAACACCTTATTCAATAGTAAGTATAAATGACAGGTATTCTATAAATATATTTCCATCTATATCAACGTTTCCATCTTTCCCTGGAAGTGTTTCTTATACAACATATGAGCAAGATCAAACATCTGTAACAAATCCTGCTAAGATTCAATTAAACTATCCTGAGTACCCTAATGGAGACTTTAATGTATTCACTTATTCGTCTGGATTAGAAACCTATAGAATAAAAGATGCATTCAATCAGCCTACAATGGAGTATAGTATAAGAACTACAACTTTAATTGAGGACTACGAAGAGGAGCACAAGTTTGCATCATTAACATATAGTGGTGTTTTTCAAGCGACCACATCTCTAAATAGATTAAACGAATTTAATTTATCGCTAGCAAACTTTAAGAATTTAGATAAAAGATATGGTAGCGTACAAAAGTTAAAGGCTAGAGATACTGATTTATTAACGTTACATCAAGATAAAGTTACATCAGTTCTTTATGGTAAAAACTTATTGTATGATGCTGTTGGAGGAAGTCAGATAGCATCTATACCAGAGGTTCTTGGAAATCAGGTAGCGTATCCAGGAGAGTATGGAATAAGCGATAATCCAGAGAGTTTTTCTACATGGGGAGATGTTTGTTACTTTGCTGATGAAAAAAGAGGTTCTGTTTTAAAGTTAGTAGGAACTGAAGTTATTCCTATATCTAATCAAGGTATGGGTTCTTTTTGGATTGATACTATGAAAAATAATCCTACTAATTATAAGTTTGGTGGTTTTGATCCGTATAATGGAACATATGTTCTTAGTGTTTCATCAAGAATAAAACAACCTTGTGATTTAAATATATCGCCTACTATAAGAAATGTTAATGCAAGTGCGTCAGTTGGGGCCGTGTTTATGTTTTCAATAAATAGCATGACTAGTTGGTCTATTTCTATAGAAGATAATGGATTTGGAACTAGCTGGGTAAATTGTCAAACAATAAGCGGTTCATACTCTCAATTTGTGTATGCAAATTATGGAACGAATATAAACAATACGCCTAGAAGCGTTATATTTAGAGTAACGTATTGTAACAACTTAACAAAAGACTTTATATTAACTCAAGGAGGAGTAAGTGCTCCAATTCAATTAATACCACTAATAAACGGATAAGATATGATGACCAAACAGTCTTTTGAGTACACTGGAAGTAGCACTTACGAGATAAACAACGTTGTTGTTAGTAATAATAATATAGCATTATTTGATCAACTTACTGGCGTTGGTGGTGTAGATTTTATGCCGTATGATGGTGCTACAGTAATAGTAAAGGCAGGTGACTCAACAGGTACAT